TGCCGGGATGGTCATCGCCTCGTACTTCAGGCCCATCCCACCAACCATCGTGCGCCCGACGTTCTTTCCGCTGAAGTTCTCCTCGAACTGCTTTTTGAGGCGGGCCGCGGTCTCGTCGTCGATCTTTCCGGGCGCAGTGAGTACGCCCGAGGGGCGGCTCATGTTGTCGAAGAACGTCGTGCTGTTCGACTGAATACGACGACCTTGCGTGGCCGAGATACCGGCGGCGTAGATCGGCGAGACGCCCACCAACGGATGAAACAGGCACACCATGCTGTCGTGAAACATCTCGCGTGCCGGCACGATCACCTTCTCGGCAACGCGCGACAGATTGTCGGGATCGAGTTCGTAGTAGACATCCCCGCCCTCGGTCACTAGAGGCTTGACGCGCCGCGGATTCAGCACGTAGGCCGACGACACCAGACGGCGCTGCGGTTCGCGTTCCTTCAAAACGTAGGCGTTGCCGTAGAGCAGCTTCGAGACAATCCACTGCTCGATGAACTTCTGCCAGGTCTGATAGTGGTTCGGGCGCCGGAAGAACGCGAGGAAAGGGGATTCCTCGACCTCGCGGCCGATACCGTTCATGGCTTCTTCCATGAGGCGCACGCGCAACTTGGCGATGTCCTGCGCGATGGCCGTCACGCAGGCGAACACCGCCGAGAAGGCCAGAATGTCGCGGCTCGCGTCGATGGCCACGTTCTGCTGGAAAGCTCCACCCCAAGGCTCGCCCACCAGCGGGAACCAGCCGCCGCTCGAATGCCCGATGGATTCGAGCGTTTGCGCCTTGACCCTGGTGATTTGCAGACCGAACAGCCTCATTTATCGGCCCCGCTGGCGGCGGCGCGCGGGCGGTTCCGAGCGCATCTCGCACGTGGCGTATTCCTGCTCGGCCCGACGCGCTCGGCCCAGTCCTTCGAGGATCGAGACGAAGCGCTCCTCGCAATCGAACTGCTCGCCTTTGGACAGAACACGGCCTGCGTACTGGTGGCCGTCCGTGATCGCTGTCATCTTGACCATGTGCTCTCCAAAGCAGGCGGGAGCCGAACGCGGCCCCCGCCCGTGGTTCTACAGCGCCGCCTTTAGGCGACGTAGGCCGCGTGCCCGATGTAGGCGACCGCGGTGCTGCGCTTTTTCTTCCAGTTCACGAACCGCGTGGCCCGGACAGCGACCGACTTGGACTGGAACATCGAGACGAGCGACGTGGTGCCCGCCGTGCCGGCGGCTGCATCGCCCGTCGGCACATCGCTCATTTCGACCGAGGCCTCGCGGCTCGCATCGATCTCCAGACCGCCCTCAGCGATCATAATGTCGGATTGCTTCGCGAGGATGATCATGCGGCCCGAATCCGGGCTGCCCGCCACGTTCGCGGAATTCGACACCACGACCGGCAAGCCAGCGAAGGTTCCGCCGTTGATCGTGAGCCCCGGGAACTCGTTTTGCCCCAGCGCGTTCTGCATCATGCTGATGGCGAGAGCCTGCCCCGTGTCCATGATCCAGGTTGCCGTGGTCGGGTCATCGTTGACGTTGATGAAGCTCCTGAACAACGTCTGGATGTCGGCCCGCAGCGTCGCAAGCGTGGTCCCGGTCGGCGTCAGGTCCGTCACGCCGTTCGTGATCGACGCCGGCGAGACGTTCGACACAGCGGCCACGGTCGGGTCGAGGAACTGACGGTCGAGGAACTCCGTGATCGAACCCAGGAGGTCATCGCGCACCTTCATCTCGGCCGAGGGATCGGACGAGCGCACCAGTTCCTCGGTCAGCACGACAAGGCCGGCGGCCTTGGCAATGCCCAGCGTCACCTCGATGGCGTTCATCTTGGAGACCGGGATCGCCTTGCCCTGACCGACCCAGTAGGAGGTCGAGCCGCTATCGGCCCCCGACACGCGGACGTTGAACGGAACGCGGCGAAGACCGCCGAGTTTGCCGATCACCGTCATCGGCCGCAGCAGGTCGATGAACTCGCCCACCAGGTTCTGGTTGTACACCCACTCCGAGGCCCAGCCCGAGGTCGTGGTATCACCGCCCTCGATCGCCGTCATCTGGATGTGCTGCGCGACCTCCGGGCTCTGCGTCTGCCAGTCCCGCTGCGCCTTGGCGTAGAGCAAGGCAAGTTGCGGATTGCCCTGGCCCATGATCATCGACTTCACGACGCGCGCGTAGGCGATGCCCTTGGGCAGATTCGACTGCACCTTGATCGGGCCGGTGCCGCGCAGTTCCGCACCGCGCGTCACATCGTCCGTGCGTTCCACGGTCGAGCGAACGGGCTTGGCCGTCGCAACGGCTTGGGTTTCCATGAGGCGCAGGTCGATCAGCTCGTCATCGACCGACTTGATCTCACCCGAGAGCGTGGTGAACTCCTCGCGCTCGGCTTCGTCTTTCGTGCGGCCTTCTTCGATGGCTTTCGACTGGATTTCCTCGCGGCGAGCCGCGGATGCCGCGCGCTTCGCTTCCAGCGCGGCAATCTGTTCTGCAATGGTTTTCATGTCGCTTCCTTTCCGGTTGGGGGGCTTGCTTCCCGTATCGCCGGGGGATGCGCTCAGGCGCACAACCGAGAACTGACGATTGCCGGTCGCGGCGATCAGTTCCCGTGCAGCCTGGGCGTTGATGTCTTTTCCTTGCAGCGAAATCGTTGTGGTCTGCGCGGCCTTCGCTTTCTTCTTCTCGGCCGGAACCATGACGTCGGCGAAGCCTTGGGCGACCGCATCCTTGCCGGTCATCCAGGTCTCGGCTCTCATCATGTCGAGGACTTCATCCTCGGTCTTGCCGCTTCGCGCGGCGTACACGGCCGCCACGGACTTATCCATCTGGTCGAGGAGATCGGCGAATTCGCGCATGTCTTCCTGGTTGCCGATCACAATGCCGTGCGAGCTGTGAATCATCATCTGGGTGGCCTCACCCATCTTGATAGGATCGCCGGCCATGGCGATGATCGACGCGGCGGAAGCTGCTATGCCGATGACGTTGACCGTAACAGCAGCCTTGTGCTCGCGCAGCAGGTTGTACATGGCGATGCCCTCGAAGGCATTGCCGCCAGGCGAATTGATCGTGACGAGGACCGGCTTCGAGCCGAGGGCCTTGAGCTGGTCCTTTACCATCTTCGCGGTCGTGAACTGCTCCGACCAGATGTCCTCGCCGATCGCGCCGAGGATCTCGATCTCGGAGGACGCCTTTTCGGCGGAGCGAATCGACGCATCGTAGCGAGCAAGCGCCTCGCGCGTGAGGCGGAACTTCATTGCCTCGGGCTTCGCGCCCATCTTCACGGTTTCGGGCCTCTGTTTCATCGCTTTCTCCGGTTAGACGAACATCACCTGAATCTTCCCCGGCGCCTCCGGGTTCAGGCTCATCAGCGTCACGGCGTTCAGCATGGCGAGCAGCGGGTCGATCTTCGCTCTACCAGAGGCCTGCTTCGTGATGATGGCGGCGTTACCCCGCGGCTCGATCTTCGCGTTCCCCACGCACCAGGCCATCAACGGCTGCCCGCAGTGCACGAGCACGCCCTCGGCGAGCTTCCTCTCGGCAGTCAGGATCGCCCCGTACATCTTCCAGCCCTGGGAGATACCGCTGATCAGGTCTCGCTCTTTGCCATCCACACCCTGAACTTTCAGCGGCACGCCGGCCGCCACGATCTCATCCAGGATCGTTCCAAGGCCGCTCGGGTCAACGCCTATCCGGTCTAGCTTTCCCGAGTCGTAGACCTTGCGCACAATGGACGCCACCTGCTCGGTGTCCTCGCCCACCTCGGTGATGATGGTCAGGTCGCCCGCCGCGGCTAAATCTCGAAGGCGCCCGGCTTCGGACTTCCTCAACTCGAGCACCTTCGTGTGCACCCAGGCGTGCGTCCAGACCCACCATGCACCCGTCACCTTGTGCCGGCCAATGATCGCCAACCCGAGAAGGTCGTCAAGTCCACCGCCATCAATCCCGACGTCTACCACCTCGCAACTCGCGAGCAGTTCGGTCAACGTGAAAGCCGGCCGCCCCTGGCGCTCCCAGTAGTCGGCGCCAACCCACCTGTCAGACTGGAGCGCGAGGCCGATCTCGATGTTCAGGTTCTTCGCGAGAAAGCCGCATAGGCTAGCCGCGCCGTCGTGCTCGGCCTTCTGGTGCTCCCGCTCCAAGTACTCCGGGTCCACAGAGGCCCCGAGGTTCGGGTTCGTGATATGCCAGTGCTGCTTCGGCGGGATCTTCCCGTCCTTCACCATTTCCTGCGGGAACTCGTAGAGCACCGGCAGGAAACGCTTGTCCTTGATCTTGCCGTCACGCACCGAGCGCGCGTATTGCAGCTTCTGCCGGAACACCCCCGCCGGCGGCATATCGGACTGCGTGGACAGGTAGATCGTGAAGCCCTCGGGCCTCGAGGCGAGGCCCCCGGTCGCCTCGCGCAGCATGCTCTCCGCGTTCGGTTGCTTGCCGAAGAGCCAGAGCTCATCCACCAACACCCCGGTCGCCTTCTTGCCGCCGACCGTCTCGTTGTCGGCCGCGACCACTTTCAGGAACGAACCATTTATGCGGTTCGTGATCGTCTTGTAGTGCTCCTGGACATGCAGGAGTTCCTTCAGCTCCTCGTTCTCGTTCACCATGTCCCGAGCCGGATAGAACGAGTTGTTGGCGATCTCAACCGTCGGCGCCAGTATCAGAAACTCAGCGGACCGTCGCCAATTCCGAATCAAGGCCGTGAGCATGATCCCCGCGGCGGTCGTGCTCTTCGAGTTCTTCTTGCTGATGAGCAGGAAGAACTCCGTGATGAGCCGGCGACCGATCACCGGGTTATAGGCCCCGAACACCGAAGACACGAACTCGATGATCCACGGCCGACATACTTGGCCCATCGTCGGCGAGCCCACGGCGTCCACGATCTTGAGTTCGCGGAACACCCCCAGCGCCCCATCCGCCTCGCCCGGAAACAACGGCGCGAACGGGATCAGCGACTCGCCGGCAACGACACGGTCAGCCCAACCAGGGCAGGCCGTGGACCACTCAGGAGTTGTTGACGACGAGCCTCGGCGCGGCCGACGGCGCGAAGCGCCCTTGTCCGACTTTTTCGGCCCGCTCTTTCTGCTCGTCTTTCTTGCCACCGTCACCCTTCTTCATATGGACGTATTGCGCAGCAGCGATGGCCGAGCGCACACGCAGTCCCGGATCCGCCTCGGCGTCCAGCATCACATCCAGCAGAAACTTCAGCGGGTCTTTGCCCTTCGCCTTCAGCGGCTTCACCGGCTTGGGCTTACGGCCAGCTCCGGGGCGGGCGCCGCCCCTTTTCTCAGCCTTGGCCATTTTCTGATTTCTCGCGAAAGAGGAATGTTTTGTCCAAATGGG